TTACAAACGTGGAACAACAATCCCTCGACTATTCAAGGGGCTGTTCTTGCGTGTCTTCGATGATGTTGGAGTGCTTAGAGTTGATGCGGACGTCGCGTGTATCCGTATCCTCAGGCAGCTTTTCTATGCTGCCAAGAAGATGAAGGTTACTTGCGACGACTCACGAACATGGGAACATATTCATGAGTTCTTCCACATCGACCAAGGACTTCGATCTCCGTCTCTTTCCTGGGACGCAGACGAATTCAGGGTTAGTGATCTTCGGGATCTCCATCTTGGCGATCCTTGTGACACTGTCCCTGCTCCTCTTTTTTGTGATGATAATAACCATCCCGGAGAGGAGAGCCTTGTCTCCTACAATGCTGAGTCTCTCGAGGCCGTCCAACGGACAGCCGACATTGTCTCAGCCTGTCTTGGCGGATTCGACCCCGCCGAGTGGAGACCTAAGCATGGACCAGGTGCAGTAGCTGACCAGCGTCATACTCAGTTTAAGTATGATTTTCCAAACTGGCCTGCTAAGCTTGAGGCTGTATTTCCAATGTCTCTTTTTGGCTTTGCCAATTATGAACACTGGGTTGCTCACCTCAAAGACGATGGTGCTCAGCATCTATACTCATTTGCTGAACCACCTTCAAGGTTGTTAGCTGTCCCAAAGACGCTCAAAGGACCAAGGCTTATTGCCTCGGAACCCGTTGCGCACCAATGGTGTCAGCAAACAATTCTTGACTTCCTCGTCTCCAATTTAGCTAAGACACCGATTGCTGAATCGATTCACTTTCGTGATCAGACTCAGAATCAGGAATTTGCTAAACGGGCTTCCCATACTCAGTCGCATGTGACAGTTGATCTGTCATCTGCTTCTGATCGCCTATCCTGTTGGACAATAGAGAGAATCTTTAGAAGAAATTCTTCTTTAGTTTCTGCTCTTCATGCCACTAGGACTAGGTGGGTGGCTAACGCCATCGATCGCAAGTCTCCTCAGTATCATAAGCTGAGAAAGTTTGCGTGTATGGGTTCTGCATGTACCTTTCCCGTACAGTCTTACGTATTTACGATATTAGCGATTGGATCTCTCTTGTTTTCAAGGGGAATTCAACCAACAATAGCGTCCGTACGTGAGGCCTCAAGGGAGGTCCGAGTCTTTGGGGATGATATCATTATCCCCTTAGACGGATGGGAGATCCTTCAGGGAGTGCTAGGTCGCCTTCAATTGAAGGTTAATCCTAACAAGACCTACGACACTGGAAAGTTTCGTGAGTCTTGCGGCCTTGATGCGTACGATGGACATGATGTCACACCGACGTATTCAATGACCTACCCTGAAGTGTCCCGGCCTGAGTCGATCACCTCTGTGGTCCAGAGCCATAATAACTTCGCTATGCGAGGTTTATGGACTGTCGCCAGATATGTGAAATCGAGAGTAGATACCTTAAAGCG